TGAGTTTGCGAAGTCGCTTGTTCAGCAGGGGCTTTTTTGGATTTAGCCGCCATCCATTCTTCAGGACTCATTACTTGACCCCTTGTGATGCTTTGTATTCAGCCCAGTCAGCGTTGCTCATACCAGCAGGTCGAGCGTATGTTTTACCACCAATTGTGACAGACTCAGCTTTTGGTGCAGGAGGTGCATTGGCTGCTGGAGCCTCTTGACCTTCGTAAGTCATATCGTACTTGTCTTTAATGCGAGTTGCTGCAACACGAGCCTGACGCACGACATCGCGCATTTGTTCGTCCAAGTTACCAGCTTTCGGATCAATGGCTTGAATGGCGTCAGCAACCATTTTCCATTCTTGGACAGCCATGTTGCCAAGTTTGCCTTCTTGCGAAGCAAGCTGGCGACCAAAGGCTTTGACTTTACCCTTGAAAGTGTCAAGTTTTTGTTCCGCTTTACGGGCGTTGCCGCTTGGAGCAGATGGAGCAAGTGCTGACCAGCCAGTGATACCACCAAGACCAGCGTGAGGCTTGATGTTTTTATCAGGGTTGCCAACCAATTCATCAGTCAGCTTTTCGAGCTCGTCTGCTGTGGACTGAGCAGCTTGAACACCGATTACGTCAGCAGCCATGTCTTTCTTGAACTTCTGGGCTTGCACTGCGGTCATGGGTTTAGGTGCGGGACCACCTTCGCCGCCACCACCGCCACCGGGAGCAGAAATCCACTTTTGAGTTTCACGGTCAAAAACATGCTTACCCACGGGCACATATCGGTCAGCCAAACTAGGTGACTTTTGACGGTTGTACATCTCAAGCTGATCTTGCATGATCTTTGCTTGCTGAATCGCTTGGTTGCCTTCTGGAGTACCTGCATTTCGGGCAGCGTAATTCAACAGATTGTTGATGCGGGTCTGTGTCTGTGCAACCATTGGTTGATTACCAGCCATCGCGTTCACAGGTGCTGCGGGTGCTGCGGGTGCAGCCATTGGAGCAGCAGGAGCGCCAGCCAAGGCGTTGGTATGAGCAGGTGCAGCCATTGGAGCACCGGGAACTGCTGGCGCTGGTGCGGCAGGAGCAGCACCGGGCATATCCAGACCCATCATCTTGGCAAATTCGGATTGAGCCTGTAGACGTTTTTTGCCATCCAAACCTTTGACCACATAGTCGGGTTTACCCGTAGCAATAAACGCATCAAATACTTTGTTGAGGTCTGGATCGTGACCAGCAGCTTTCAGTTGATCTTGAAGCTGAATCATCGCTTGACGATCAGCTTTCAATTGATCCAGCTTGATCTGGTTTTCCTCAGTCGCCATCCGATTTTCTTGAGATGCGCGGTAGCCTGCACCGAAACTGCCAGCGAGTTCGGGCTTGATAATGTTGAAGTCTGCACCTGCCATGATTAATCCTTATACCCACATACCGCTTGCGTCACCAAGCTGTTCAGGAGAGTCACTACCAAAACCAAATTTCTGACCAACTTTGTTCCAGTCGGTATTTAGCGCCTGATCGAGTGCTCGACCTGCTGTGCCGTATTGTTGCGCTCGGATGTTACTACCAGCCATCAAAGCGTTGCCTTGATTGGCAGCATTACCCATTGCTAAGTTACCCACGTTAGCACCGTAGCCGCTTGCAGCAGAGCCAATGTTACCTGCGGCAGTCTGACCCACACCAGCAAGAGATGCCAATCGGTTGTAACGGGTGTTGTACTCGTCAAGAGCGCGGGAGTAGGCATTGCCGAATTCTTGCGAACCCAAATTCTGACCGTATTTCAAAGCACCTTTGACGTTTGCGCCTGAAACACCAAGACCTTTTGCGGCCATTGATTTATTGAGTGCGTTCATACCTTCGCTCATGCGGAACGCATAACCGGGGTCGTTAAACATTGTGTTTGGGTCGTACTTGAACGGCTCAAGACTTTGCATCTTGGTCAGTGCATTTGTACCTGCCTGATGCCAAGGCTGTTGTAGTTCGAGTTGTTTCTCGAACATTTGCTTTTGCAAATCAGTCGCATAACGCGATGCGCTTGCACCTAAACGTGCCGCTTCTTCAGTAGCACCTGCTTGTTTGCTGGCTGGACCTAAACCAAATAGGTCTGCTGTTGCGTTGACTAAATCACCCATGATTCATTCTCCAATCGAATCGTGCCGTTCTCACGGCTAATTTCTTTGAACCCGAATCCACGAGCCAGCCGCAACGATGGCGTATTTTGCTCATTGATGCGTACCACGATTTTACCGTGGGTTCGGCCCATTTTGTCCAAATAATTTCCAAACACTGTACGAATTCGCCAGCGACCTCGTTTTTCCGGCACAACAAACAGGTCAAACTCGTTTCCTTTAGAAAGAAACGCTCCACCGTCAAACAATTCGATGGTGGTGTGTTGTTCCAGTTTGTCACGTAATTCATCGGGCGCTTCGTATCCTTTGTACTTGAGCAGGTGGTCTTTGATCACCTGCCACACGTCATCAGGTAACTTCGCGGCCACTGACTCGGAAGTTGATTGCACTTGCGGTTCCTGCGAGTGTTGAAATAAAGTCACCTGCGCTCAACACTTGACCCACGAGTTCGGGGAAAGTGTAGACCTCTGAAGGCTGCAATGTCTTGGTTTTGGTGATCAAGTTGGTGTTTCCGGCAGAGCCAGCAGTTGTCACCAAGTTCACGCTAATCGTAGCAGCAGAGGCGCTGATATTGGTAGCTGTGAATTTGTCGATGATCGCGGTCACACCAGTAGCGGTGTACTGAGTGGTTTGCGAGTTTTCAGCGTATTTTGCTGGTACTAGGACTTTGACGGTCACTGTCATGGTTTACTCCAAAAGAAGGATGTTGTTAGGCACGTATTGTGTCATCAGCCAGTTAGAGCCATCTGACACGAGTGTCGCAGAATCACCTGTGCTTGCCAAGAGAATCGACGTACCAGCAGCGCCACCAGCCAAGGGCACAACATTCGATGATGCTGACACCAGCGTCTGTGCTTGGTAATTTTGAAAACGCAATACACGGCCAGACCATGATGATGCAGTAGGCAGCGTAGCTGTGCAAGTTGATCCAGATTTGTTGTTGATCAGCCAAACGTCCGTAGCCGCGACTGTGAAATCGGCAGTTTTGGTGACTGGTGCAGACGGCGCAAAGTAATCTGTGTTGACGACAGCAGCGGAAATAGCTGTACCGTTGCCTTTGAGCACACCAGTGATCGAAGTCGTCAGGGTAATTGCTGGCGTTGTTGTGGCAGTTGCCACAGTACCAGCAAAGCCGTTGGCTGATACGACTGAAACGCTAGTGACTGTACCTGTGCCGTAAGGTAGTGCAGGAATATCAGCAGCCACCAAAGCCCTAAATGTCGGCAAAGCCGCAGCACCCGTTGTTGGGCCAGCCAGCACGTAGTTGGCAGTTTTGACAGCATAAGGGTTTTGCGTATCACCGTAACCTGATGCCAAGCTGATGTCAGGTGCAGTACCGCCCGATGACACAACAGGTGAAGTAGCCGTCACCGCAGTAATCGTGCCTTGTGATGGGGCGGGTGCTGAGTTCAGCGCGTCAATCTGCTTTTGCAACTCGGCTACTTGAGAGATCAAAGTCGAGCATTGGTCAGCAATACCAGCAGCTTCAATCTGCTTTTGCAATTCGGTACTTAAATCAACTGGTGTTGGTTGAGTACCTACTTCTTGAGCCAACGCTTGCAAAGCCAAGTCGTAACTAGCAATTAGCGAAACAGGATTTGGTCCGACATCTGGGTTACTGTCAACTGCCTGTGCAGCATTGAGCAACGACAAAAAGAACATATACCAAGCACGATCAATCAACCCGTTCGCTGGATTAACCAGCGGCACTCGGGGAGGCGTAATCGGGGTAGGTGTTGCGTTAGGACTAGGCATTGGTTCCACTTGCGTGAAGTTCAGCACCCATGATTGCAATCTTTACGGGGTCAGTACCTGACAACTCGTAAACACGATCTCGCAGTTTCAGGGTCATACCCAGACGTCGCCAAAACACGCGGCGGTAGTATTCACCGATTTTGCCAATCGAAGCCCAATGTTCGTTAGACCACGTATGACCGCCATCGTCTGACCAACGCAGCATGACTTGAGGGTCGCTGCCTTGACCTGTGTTTAAGCCGACACCTGAGTCAATGTCGAGTTGGAGAGTGTGTTGCGCTGTGCGCTTGAGATCGTTTTTACCCGGACCCAAAGCACGCCATGAACGCATCCACTTTTGGATACCGCCATTGTCCGAGTAGTCATCTAAGTCAAACGCATAGATGTTACCGTTTTCAAAGTCGCCCACCACAATTTCGTGATTGAACGCCATTTGACAATTGCTGCGGTGACGAGTGAAAGCACCATTGGTCCAGCCAGCACGCTCATGCCAAGCCTGAGTCGCCAAGTCATACACCCATGTGGTGTTGGCGCTTGGAAAGATCAGCACATAAAAACTGT